TTACCAGTTGTTCTATCTATTCTCATTCGTTCGGTTCCATCTGCCCAAGTAGTTCCATTTGTGTTAAATACAATACCACCATCTCCATTTGAAAAAAATAAATTATTATCTCCATCTTTACCTATTCCTCCATCAGCATTAGATAATGTTTGAGAATCTTGTCCGAATAAAATATATGGATTATCATCTTCTTGACCAGAAGTATTATTGGTATCAGATTGTATAAATAATACACAATCACCAGAAGTTCCAGCTGAAAGATGTAATAAACATTCTGGATTATTAGTACCAATACCAATCTTATCATTAACAATTAAACTGCTAGATAAATATTTACTTTTTTGGTTTGTATTAATACCATCATACATTTGACTTATATTTACTGAAGTTCCAGACACATCAGCACCACTTTCATTTTTTATAGCAAATGTAGATGTATTACTATTTCCAGTAGTCGTATAAGCACTAGTATTTATAATAACATCATAAGAACTGGTATATAATTGATAGTTAACAGCACCACCACCTCTAAGATAAAGAACAATACCCGTAATAAACCCTGCAGTACCTTCATAAATACCTAGAACACTTCTTTCACTACCATCAGAGTAAATCGATTGATGAACTTCTACAAAATGTTGACGATCAGACCAACCACCACCACGTGCAGTCCCCCAAACAAGATGCTCATTATGATCAACAGAACCCGCTTGTGAAGTTTTAGTAATAAAGAATTGATGAGTTTCACCTGCAACACCAGTGTCTAAAACAATTGGATAGAAATTTGAAGCACTTTGAGATTGTAAGTTTATTTCAACCTTTCTATAACAACCTTTTGCAGTAATATAATCATTACAAGTCATTCCATCATCATCTATTTGAACCCTGTTTATCCCACTTGTAGCAAAACTAATAACATCATTGGCTGACACTGTAGCACTAGTACCGAAAAACATACCTGTTCCACCACCTCCTTTTTCTGCTATATTTTCAATACCAGCGGTATAAATCCATGGAGTTTGAACGAATCCAGCTCCATTATGAGTAGTATTACTTGTTTGAAATGACCCTTGAGATGCCGATGCTGAACCTACAGTTATATCAGAAGTAGCAAGAAGCTGACTGATTGAAAGCTTAGCAAATGAAACAGAAGTACCAGTAGTAGCAGTTGGTTCAGTAGTTCCAAAATTACCTAATATCCAACCGCCTTGTGATTTTCTAATTAAACCAGAATAGTTAGCAGTTGAATCAAATCTTCCATAAAATCCAAAATCAGAAGCAGTTCCAGTATTATTTGACGCTACTTTAATCATACAATCTTCAACATTTAAAGTTGCTGTATTGATTGTTGTAGTAGTACCACTAACAGTTAAATTTCCTTGAATAGTTGCATTACCATAAGTTATAGTATTTCCACTTGCCCCATCCCCATCAATAGTAAAAACTCTTTTTGTTCCAATATCATTAACACCATCTGTTCCATGAGACCATACATAAAAATCAATAGCATTATCTCCTTGAGCACCGGATTGATGTCTTGTTTTAATTGCATTACTATAACCAACTCCTCCTTGATAACTCATAATGATTTGGTTATCAGATGATTCATTATTATTATTACCAGCACGAACTCTTAATCCTGTAGTAGCACTTGTAATATCAGCACTACCCGCATAAGTAGCAGTTGAACTTGCTTCAGTCCATACAGATGAACCACCACTAGAGAAGGCACTTCCATTTTGATATAATGTACCTGTAAAGTTAATATCACCAGTAACATCTAATTTATAAGATGGCGTTGAATCACCAATACCAACATTACCTGATGCTCCTAAATAAACATGATTACCATTATCTAACCAGGCATCAGCACCAGTTTCTTCTTCATAATCAGCTGAAACATCTCTAAAAATTTGACTTACAGATGCTGTTGATTTATTCGCAAGAGTTCTCATATATGCTTTCCAATGTTCCAATTTCATATTACCGACAGCAGAAACACCGGAAGTATTAGCTAGAGCTTCAGTTAATGTTTGCGCTTCAGTTAACGAACCATTTGCTTCTTTTGCTGTTTCTGTGAGAATAGCCGCAGGAACTGAAGTTGTTTTTCTTTTTCTGAATTTCATTTTACCATTTGAATCAATTGAAATTTTATGGTTATCACCAACCCAAAGAGAATTATCTGATACATACATATCTCTAATCTTAAATTCTGCGGAACCTAAATCATATGTATTATCTGCTGATGGAATAATATGACCTGTTAGAGATACATCACCACCTAATGTCATATTACCTATAAACTTGGATGTACCATTTACATGTAATGTAGAATCAGGATTAGATGTTCCTATACCAACATTTGCAGCTATATATGTAACTTCATTAGTTACTCCACTTTTTGTCCAGATAGACGATGAACTAATCGAAGCATTTCCCGTAACTGTTAAATCACCATCGACATATGTATTACCTACTACATGAACTGCTTGTGATGGAGTTAAAGTACCAAAACCAACTCTGTTTGTAGAAGAATCAACAAATAATGTACCACCGTCAACTGTAAGATCATCAGTGACTTGAAGATTACCAGTAATACTATATGTCCCTAGAGGGACAACACTTATACCTGTTAAGCCTGTACCAAAAGATTGTCTTGTAATATATGCTCCAGCATTACTATTAGCTGTAGCATCATAATGTTGAAAAAGTAAATTTTCATTATCAACAACTAAACGCCAGTCATTATTACTGACGGCACCTCCAACAGCATTACCTTGAAGGTCTAAAACTTGTGCGCGAATTGTACCAAATGGATCTACACTCATATTTTGTTATACTTATATATTTGAAAATTGTATTACACTAAGTAATGACTTATATGGAAAACATGATGTATTCATAATTATAAATATATATAAATGTTAAAATTGAATTTAAATATATTTACTAAAAATTATCATAGTAGTAGTAATAATGTATTACACACAATTACCTAATTTTGAAACAGAAGTATTAAAAATAATTGGAATATATTCAGAAAATGAATTTATTTTAAAAAAAAATAATGAAATTCTTAACATTAAATATTTATGCTATCATTGTAAAACATATCAAATACAAGAAAATTACCAAAAATTTATACCCACAAGTTATAAAGATTTTAATAAATTAATGGAAAATGTTTATTCACATGAATTAGAATATGAAATAAATGATGTTCGAATATTAAATCCGGGTTATATTTTGTGTATTAAATGTTTTATTACACTAATACATAAACCTATTTTAGGTATTTCATCTCTTCCTTTAATTGTAGATGAGTTAGATCGAATGCGTACATTTTCAGATAATGAGATAGTATCGCATGAATACTTAAAACAGAATTTAAAAGATAATGATATTAAAAAAATTAACAATTTGTTTTTTGAAGAAAAATATGAAAATGATATGAAAAAATTAATAAAAAAACATGATTATAAAATTTATGATTTAAACATATTAAAAAAATATTATAGACATTTTAATTTTAAAAGAAAAAAACATTTAAAAGATTCACGAATACAACAAATCTATTTACAAAATAAAAAAATACAACATAAAAAAAGAAAATGGAATTTTTTGCCAAAATGTTAAAAAAAAAAAGACAAATAAATAATTTAAATTAAGGACTTATTTTTTATCATCGTGTTGAGAACCGCAACCTTTTTTAGAACCACCTTCCCAAGATTGTTTAGATTTTCTATTTCTATCTGCTTTGGTATCCGAAGATGGGAGATTTAATAAATTGGTTAATTTTATTGATTATTATTTAGATAATGAGATTGAAAAAGAAATAACAGTGAGAAAGTTATTTTTCGATAAAATTTAATTAAAATTGAGTTATACGATATTTAATCAAATTACAACTAAAAATATATTTTTTATATAATACATTATTTATATAAAACACAACTCTCTCCCAATGTTATCAACAGGCGAAGGTGAAACAGTTCCTCCAAATAATGAATTAGGTGAGACATATCCAATGTTATCAACAGGCGAAGGTGAAACAGTTCCTCCAAATAATGAATTAGATGAGACATATCCAATACAACAAATTCAACCACAACAAATTCAACCACAACAAATTCAACCACAACAAATTCAACCACAACAAATTCAACCACAACAAATTCAACCACAACAAATTCAACCATAACAAATTCAACCACAACAAATTCAATATAATAATAATATGGAAGATTCATATAATGTAATATTTTATAATCCAGCATATACATTAGATTTAATGTATATGTTTCACGAAAGAGCTAAATCATATCCAATAGGTACATCATTATATAAAGCAAACCCAAGAATTTTTGATATTAATAAGAACATAGACGAGAATGGTAAATATTTGTATAAAAAAGGATTTATTAATAATATTAAATATACAATTAAACAATCAGAATTTAATATAATAAGAATAGAAAATAAATATTTATTTAATCTTTTCACAACAAATGTTGTATTTGCAACTTTAATTGAAAAGGGAACATATGTAAGAAAAATAAATATTATCACAAGATTAAGATTAAGATTTTTAAATAAAAATAACCTACAAATTGGGAGAAAATATAATAGAAATCATAGAATTTATACAGTTACTGAATTAAAAAAAAATACCAAAGGTCAAATAATTGAAGAATGTGGTATCTATATTAAACAAAAAGTAATAAAAAGTAAAAAAAGACCATCAGGAGGTCCTTAGTATTATTTCTGCCAAATATGTAGATTGTGTAAGAATAAAAGATACAAATAAAATAATAATTGTTGAAGATTATTTTAAATATAAAAGAATTTTTAGGAATAAGGACTGGATTTAAAAGTGCCGCGACTTAAAACCATTATTATTTAATATAATAAAAAATATTTTTTTTTATATTAAATAAAAATAATGGTATTAATCTAATAACCATACAAAAAGAATACACGAAAACATACCAGTTGCAGACAAAAAATGCCAAACATCGTGTGTATCAAAATAATCAAATAAAACACAAGGTCTATTATATTTTGCAGAATCTTCCTGAGAAACTTTATCATCAATTGTTGGAAGTTGATAAAAATATAACGATAAACATACAATAATTATTGTAAATATTCCAATTAAAAATTTCCAAAATGGAATACATACACCGCTATTAATTTTAAATGCGATATGATGAATTAATACAATTATCATATCAATAAATAATGTTCCTAATAAAAATTTTGAAAAATCAATATTCTTGAATATTGAAGTTATAAGAAGACACAGATTTAAAACATTGATTATAATTAAACAAAAAAGGTACGAAATATTAGGCAATCTCCTAATATTTGTAAATGAATGTCGCAATCGACATATAAAATAAAAAATATTAAAACTCCAATTTGTATGTCCAAAATACACATTAGCACTTATGATAAAATTGCTAATTGGGAAAATTATAATTACAAATATCCACTGAAAAGAATTATTATTTAAGGTTAAATTAATTGTGTTCATAAATATTAAAAATCCCATAAATAAAAATAATTTAGAAATATCTATTAAATCATTTTTACGCGTTTTTTGTAAAATATAAATTATCATAAAAACTCCAAAAAAAAACATAAATGTTGTATCAAATTGTAAATTAACTCTACTAGGGCATAAATGGTATAACGAAGAATAAATTCCTTCTAATAACATAGAAATTATAACACAAATAATCAAATAATATTCACGTACGTTTTGAAAAGTGTTATCATATTTAAAAATAATAAAATACAAAGTTACTGATAGTAAAATATATGCTAAATTACTAATAACATTGTTAAACGATACTATACTACCTATCTGATGAACGCATTTATTATTAAAATAACATTGTTCTTTTCGTATTTCTGGATCAGAAATTTGATAAAAAATATATTGTATTGTAGGCAAACCATAAAAAATTGATATCAATAATAATAATCTCCATGAATGTTTGTAAGAAGTTTTAATTTTTCTTTTATTCCTACTTAACGAAAATGGTAATTGGTCATTTTCTGGAGAAAAAATTTGTTGTAATGAATCAGTTTCTTCTTCAATATTAGAAGAATTTACTTCAATATCGTTTTCAATTACTGATTCATTATTTTCACTTTCTGTTTCAATTAAGTTAGTGGATAACATATTTAAAAAATATAAGCTTTAAACTTTTAATTAACTTTATTTACTTTACTTTAACACTAATTATTTTATTAAAATTATTCAATTCACTTTTATTATCATTAATCACTTGATTAGTTTTTTGTGAAAAATCAAATATATTAATAATATTTTTTATAATACATCCAAATCGTTCTTTTAATAAATTTTGTAAACAATTTTGACTTGGTTGTGAATTAATTTTAAGTAACCATAATTTTGTATTTCTATCTATTAAAAAATCATATGTAAATATATGAAATGATGGTTTAACAAATATTTGTTTTTGTTTAATATTTTTGCTTAATTTTTTTATAAAATGTTTTGAAACTAATTTAATTGTATTCAACATTTGAAAGTTTAAATTTTTATTCATCTTATTATTTTTTTTAACGTCAAATCGCCCATTTTGTAAATTATCTAAATTAAAGTGAAAATCTTCACTAATTTTATTACTATTACACAAATCATTTATCTGATCATAATTAGCTATCAAAGATTCATTATCTTCTATGTTATATGGTTTTGGTGATACTAATAATATTTTTTTATTATACATATATGTTGTAACTTCTGTATTATTAAATATTTTTAGTATACAAACACGTATTATATTTTTCCTTCCTGATTTATCATCATAAATTTTCCCTGATGGTCTTTCACCATTTATATAAAATAGCATAGGATTATTTATATATTCATTTACAGCCCATTGTTTACATTTTTTTTCGTTTTTACTTATCCAAGATATAATCTCTGTTATATTTCCAGAAATTTTTCTTTTAGTTTGCCCAGAATATGGCTTTAAAAACAATATTTTATATTTTTCCTTAAATTCTCCCAAAATATCTAATAATCTTTTATCATAAATACTAAACACATAGTGCTTAGGACATAAATTACTTTTCTTTAAATATGATATCATTAATTCATTAAATTGGTGTTTATATCGAAGTAGCGTAATATCTTCCCCATTACTAAAATTAATTTTAGGCATAATATAATTTTTAACAATATTTTCAATAATATGATTTTTTTTATATATTTTTACAAATAAATTTTTCATATTAGTATTTAATAATGGTGGAAATACTGGATCTATACAAGTTTTAATTACAGAATCTAAAAATGTAGCTTTGTGATATCTTTCATCATGAAACGAATCAAACATTATTGAAGAAATATTAGGAACACCAGAACAAACTTTATGAAGCCAACATTTCATATCTTTATCTAAAATTATTTTAAATGTAAGTAATTGAAAAAAATAATTATAATCTTGTTCTTCAAATTTTGACATATTAATGCGAATAACAGTTTTAACCATTTTTTCAATCTGTGGATATATAATTCGTTTATAAACATCTTCTCCCACTAAATCCACACAATCTAACACAATTGATTTTTCTGAATTATCTTTATTTTTCAAAACTAAATTAACCGATACTTTTTTATAAATTGATATACATTTATAATTTTTAGTTATACGAATCATTGAATAACATTTCATCATAAAATTTGAAACCATGCCATAATTATTATTAATTAAATGATTAATATCGATTATATTATTCTCATTTTTATCCGCAACTAATAAATCTCCATAATATTTATTTAAATTTTCGACCCCTCTTAAAAACCATTTATTTCTATATTTTTGTTCTAATCTTGATAAAATAAGATTCAAATTTTTGCCTGATATTTTAAATGTGTTCGGAATAAAATTTTTTTCTTCTTTTACATAACATAATTTCATATTATAATTAAAAATATTGTGAACTATTTTTGATTTATTTTTTTTGGGATCTAAATTTTGATTTAAAATAACAAAATCTAAATTACTATATACATCACTTCTTTTCCAATTCCCTCTTATATCAAGTAAATTTTTTATATTCAAACACCAATTTTTCAATTTAATGTTAGAATTAGTCAAATGAATACTATATACATAATCTCTTCTTTTTTCGCCATCTAATTCAAGATTTTCTTCATTTTTATGTAAAAGTATATATTTTTTTTTATTTTTATGATGATTATTTTTTTTGTCCAAGATACTGTATTTTGGACGCCTTATGATAGATTTATTATAACAAAGACTCATAATAAATAATAATTATATAAGAGATAATTAAAAATGAGAGAAAACAATAAAATATTTATTCAAATAAATACTTGTCTAATTTTCCATCTACATTTAATAAATGACAAATACTATCACTTACATATAAATGATATTTTCCTGACAATGCATCTAATAATAAATTTGTTTCAATTAAATCTTCAAAATCACGAGTTAATAATTTTATACACATTGTTGTCATTTTAATGTAATAATCATAAATTAATTTTTCACCATATCTCATAATTATACAATTTCTCACAATACTATATTTACGATTATGTTTATGAAGTGGATTTACAACGATATCTAAATCATTTTTAGTGCTTGAACTATATTTTCTTACATGATTTATGCACATTCTCATTATATATTTTAAAGCGTTTATCTCATTTTTGAGAGATATCGGGACTAAAAATGTTGATAAAGGTTTATCGAATAAAATATCGTCATTACAAACATAATATCTTACTTTTGATAAAAAGGTATTAAAATTATCTCTATTTTGTTCAATTTTTCCAAGTATGTGTGTCTTATTTGAAGAATTGTTTAAAAAAATTTTTTTATATTTTAAACCTGATACTTCTGTTGATTTCAAATCAAAATTAAAACGAACAGTATTTTCCATATTTCTATCTAAGACAAATCCATAATTTACAAAAAAACGAGAATTACATTTTTTACCATAACTATCATAAATCGGAACATTCGCACTAAATTTTTTTTTTGAAAGTATTTTAAAAACTTTATTAACATCATCGAAAAACCAGTGTGTATCTGGATTATTATCATGATTTAACATATCAGCGAATGGAACTAACGCTTGCGTTTTAATACCATCAATCACTACACCATAAATACGAGTAATGACAACTGTTCGAGCCCAAATATATTCAGATAAACTATATTTCTTAAAAGTTTCAAGATTATTAAACAAAAATTTATATTCAGTTTGTAAAATATTTATTTTTGATAAAATTTTACTCAAACATGTACATCCTTTTAACATATTTAAATAATTTTTTTTAAAAAAAATTGGAACATTATCAAACTTTTTAGGTAAAATATCTATATATGTTCTCCACATTGAATCAGATTTGTGCAAATTTTCTAATAAAATAAATGATATCCAATTATGTTTAGAATATAAATTCAAATTTTTATCTATAACTTCCTTACCTATTTCAGTCTCCTTGCCAAGTTCGGTCGTCATCATACATTTTAATGATATTTCTAAAATAGATTCGTTTAAACCAATATCTTTTTTAGAGAAAATTTCTCTATTATCATTTGTATGAAATTTTATCTTTATATTATCCAAAAATGAATTTTCAATTATTAACCAATCTTTTAATGTCTCAAAATTTTTTTTTGAAATATTATCATGATATTCAAGATTTTTTATATCATTTATATAATCTTTAATAAATTCTTCTTCTGGATATTTTTTTTGATAATCATTTAATAATGATAAAGATTTCTTTGTATTACCCAATTTTTCATAAAGAAAAGAAAAACTTACAAGATTCTCATCATTTGGTAATAATCGATGAGAATTTTCTAAATCTATATTAGATTTAGAATACTCACCTAAACGATAATTGTGTTTTGCACGTTCATAATACAAATCAGACATTTCCCCTGAATCATAACATTCATTCGCATCTATTTTATTAGTATAATATTCTATCCACTCTACATCATTATAATTTGATTCATAAAATGTTGAATTATCATATTTCGCTGGAGATGACAACATATTTTATATAATAATAATATTTATATTGTTAATATTATTTCCTTATATTTGAATAATCATAAAAATAATTTTTGTTTATTAATTATTTTTATGACCATTAAACAAATTTATTAATATAAGTATTTTATTTCCTTACATTTTCATAATTTTCTTTAAACCATTTAATCGTTTCTAGTAATCCTTTTTTTAATGATGTAAATTTGAATGATGGATTTAAACTCATTAATTTTTCATTTGATACAGTTTTCTTAATTTGACCATCAGATTTACTAGTATCAAATATTATATCATCATATTCAAATATTTCACTAATCATATTGGCAACATCCCTTATTGAAATTTCTTCCTTTGGAGATAATATTATTGAATCTAATTCATTATATTCCATCAAAACCCATAATATCAATTTTGCTAAATCTTCTGAATATATAAATTGTCGTAAAGGACGCCCAGAACCATATACAATAAATTTCTCTTTATCCCTTTTTGCTAAAAAACATTTATGAATTAAACTAGGAATAACATGACCATCAATTAATGAATAATTATCAAATGGACCATATACATTTGTTGGAATTATACTAACAAATTTAGTTCCGTATTCACGATTATATAATTTACTTTCAACATCCAACATTCTTTTCGCAAAAGAATATCCTTCATTTGACATATGAGGTAAACCATTATGTAACATACTTTCATTAATAGGATAAGTAACTTTATTTGGAAAAATACATGTTGATAAACAAGAAACAATTTTTATCACACCATACTTATGACCATAATGTAAAATATTTTGATTTATTTTCATATTTTCGGTATACATTTTTAAATTATTATTCATATTTTTATACAATCCACCCACACATGCCGCAAGATGTATAATATGAGTTGGTTTATATTTTTCAAAAATATTAATAACATCTTGTTCTTTAGTTAAATCACCATCTTGACGACTCAAAAAAATAAATACCATATTATTATTAATTCTAACATCATTTTTAATCACCCTTCTTATAGAACTACCTACTAATCCGGTTCCACCAGTAACTAAAATAATTTGTGTCATAATTAATTTAAAATATAATCAATTACTTAAATGAAAAAAAATTTTTTATTTTCATACAAATTGTTTTTTTCTTCTTTTTTGTTTCTACTTCATCTTCTTTACATCCTTCTAGATATAAATCCATCACTTTTTTATTTTTACAAATTCTGACCATTTGTAAAGCAAGATTTATTTTTTGACCATTTGTTTTATTTGGATATAATTTCTCGACTAGGCCATAAAAGTGATTGTATTCTGTTATGCAATCATTTGAATGGTCTAGAGGATATTGTGTTAAACATAAAGACAGAGAATTTACTCTATAAAACATTATTTCTCATATATTTCTTATATATATATAAATTTTTAATTATGTTATAACATTTTTGTATTTTTTATCTATTTTTTTTTTTTGAATATGTTACAAAACTGATATAAAAATATATTAAAATATGTATACTTATCTGTATATATATGAACTTTTTATCATTTGATGTCGGAATTAAAAACTTAGCTTATTGTATCGTTT